GTAACGCAATCGTGCCGCAGGTCGTTTTTCAAATTTTCAAAACTATATCAGATTATGACAGACAAACAAGCAGCCCGCCAATTAACCAATGATGTGCGCAACTATTTAAAACACTTCGGCGCAAAAGACGAAGGAATGATAAAACAGGCCGCATATCAGACGGCACTTGTCAAAGAAAAAGACGCGACAGACGAAAAACAAAAAGCCCGATGGGCAGCTGTGAAAGCATTATTAAAATAAAAAATACAACAACATGAAAAACGAAAAAATACAAGATGCTATTTATGAGGCTTGGTGTATATCATGCACTGAAGACTATAATGATTTTGAGACTGCTTTTAACGCCGGTGTTGCATGGGTAACCGCCCGCCGATTTTCGCAGCAGGATATTATCAGAGCCTTTAATGAAGGGCAAGCGACAGCAGTTACGGGTAAATTAATCAAAGGGGAATATTGGTTTAAAGAGGTTGGCAAAAAGTGGTTTGCCAGGCTAATTTTAATTATCATTCCTTTTATTTCCACCGCTCAAATACGCCCCCACTACTGGCAAAAACAAGGGTTCAACACTGCCCTTGCCATGTACGCCGGTTTTACCCGCCACGAAAGGGATGTGATCCGCGAAAAGTACAAAGCATATCAATCGGTATGGCCAAAAGCAAATCCGCAATGGTCGAACCCCCAGCTGAGCCGATATAACAAATATAAAAACGGCAATGTCGCAGAAGGCCGTGTAAAGTTGTTAGGGATCAATAAGCCGGTGTTTTTAACTGATAAATACCATTTGAGTACAACTATTATCCGCACAAGTTATGCGGGCATTGTTGGCCTTAATATGAGCCTTTATGAACGCCCTAAACTCAAACACATCTTACTGCAATGTTTGGTAACTTTTGCGGCGGATTGTGCGGGAAATGGCATTTCTACTTTAATTTATAAATATTGAAAACATGGATAAATTTATAGGCATATTAATAGCACTTACAAAGGCATGCCCTAAATTATTGCCTGCGCTTTTAATCTTAGCTTTTGCATGGTTTATAATTGCATTAGTGTTTATTTTTTTACTGATAAAATATTTATAACATGACAGAAATAAACGAAATCCGGCAACAAATTAGAGAAGAGTTTAACGAAACTGAAGTGCACGCTGTCGGATATGTCAAATGGCTCGAAGCTAAACTTGCCGCCCTAATTCTTGAAACATCAAAAAACAAAACCAATGCCCAAACCACCACCAAAACACCTGTACCTGCTAACGACTAAAGAATCCTACATGGCCTCGAATAAACGCCTGTATGATAAGTATAAATATTATAGTATCGTACATTGTGGTAAGCCTTTGTTATTTATCAACGAGCATAAATGCAATGCGTGTTATTATGACATTACAGAGGCTCAGCAATTACAGAAATTTCTATTTACAAAATATGCGCTGACAGTTGAATTGACTTCCTGCGCTTTAACAAACATGGCCTTACGGTGGGAACCAGGTCGTAACAATTAAAATAACATTATGAGTACAAACATTGAAATTGAACATAGCACATCAAACGGTACGTTAAGCATCGTAAAGGTTCAGCTGCACCTAGAAAACCACGGCGATACTCAGGTAATCGGATGGCATGCAGAAATGTACACCAACCCCGAAAACCAGACGATTAAAAGATGGGTTAAAATGCACTACACACATTTATACGATCAAATGATTTTTGAGAAGGGTGAGGGGCTAGAATTAAATAATGAGGAAAACTAAACAACATGGATCAACACGAAATAAAAAAAGCCTTTGCCATTCGCGCAATAAAGCGGGTGCGCATATTGAAGGATAAAATTAAAGCCCTTGAAAATATCGGGATTGACATACCGGAATTAGAATATTGCGTTGATATGCTGCTTGATGTGCCAGCGGTATTATTTGCGCAGGGTGAGGCGCAATTTGATAATATTGTTGAATTTACCGTGAATCACATTTATACCGAACACCAACAAACAGACGAAAGTTTTATTCAAAATGTAATTGATTATTTATGACCCCACAAGAAAAAGCCGCCGAAATACTCTCCATCATGGACAAGGCAGCAGCGTTTTATTTTATCAATCAAATAAGGTTATCAAAACCTATGTTTTTTGAGGAAAAAATATATTGGATTGATGTAGAAGATATTGTTAAAGCATCCTAAAACTAAACAACATGACACCAAAAGAAAAAGCTAACGAAATGTTAGAAATCATGACAAAAACCGGTGCAAAGTATTTTTGCAAGGAAATGTTAAACACTCTTAAATTTACTGGATATGAGGGCACTGACTTATATGAATATTGGATACATGTATTTTATGAGGTTGGATGGTCTTAACCCAAACCCCCGGCACAATGTCCGGGGGTTACTTCATTTAAAGTACAATTTCGATTCAGCTGCTCGCCTGGTGGTTAAACCTTTTAACTTTTTACCGCCTGCTTTATCCCACTTCATAAACTCCGCCGTTATGGTGGCATCATGTGGGTTCGCCAATACTTTCCGCCTAATGGTTGACTTATTCCATGCGCCCAGCCCGATATTGTAAACCAAAGATAGCAATGCGCTTTTTTGGTTGTCGTTCAATCCTTCCGGCAATTTCATGTTTTGCAGGAAATATTTAAGGGATATATTTAACAGCAAATCGTGCGCCTGCTCTAGTGTAATTACATCACCCATGTTTACCCTGCTGCCATCCTCATAAAAGGTATTGCCGTACCCAATAGTTGGCACGTTGGCAGGGCATTTGTAGGCTTTCAATGATAGCCCTTCATGCTGCTTTATAATGTCGAGGTCAATCATGCCATGTCATCATTTACTTTCTCACCGACTTGCATACTAGCAACTGCATCATCTTGCACAATGCTGTTCAAGATGGCAATCAGCTGTAATAATATTGCCCGAAATTTTGGCAGGAAAATTAAAAAGCCTGCAAGGCGTTTTATGATAGGTTCATTTTTCGCCCACCATTCGGCGAATGTTTGTTTATTTTTTTGTGCCATAACGTAAATCGGTTGGGTTTAAAGCGTTAATAATAACGGGTAAGGTACTGATCAATGCGGCATCTAAAACGTGCCAATAATCAAGGCCCTGCACGCTGCCGTTGGCAACAATAAGCGTTAAGACTGCGGTGGCAAATACTTTCAGCCATGAACCGGCTGCGGTGTTTAAAAATTTCATACGTATTGTATTTTTTCTGTTAAATAATAAAAGTCTTCGTGCTTTGCCGCAAGGCTTACGCTGCGGTTTTCAATAATGCCTAATCGCCGCTCCAGTTCTATCGTGCGCATCCGCAGCTCTATAATGGTTTCCGTGTTGTTTTCTAATTTCAACAAACGGTTTTCTACACTTACTAATTGCTTATTGAGCAGGTAGGAAACCATCACGATTAAGACTGGCGAGAGGTATAATTTTATACCTTCCTGGATATTGGATTTTTGGTTGGTTGTCATGGCATTTCAAATGTCGGAAACCAGCCTTCGGCTTCCAGTTCTTCCCGTGTGTTAATGGTGATATAAGATGGTAATATTTCGCCAAAGATAAACTGATTTTTCGTGTTTATCAGGCTCACAATTGTTGCCACTTCCTCGGGTGTTGTCATGGTGCTAAGTGCTGCTATTATTGCCGTTAAATCTTTTTCAGGATGCGGATAAATAACATAATTCAAATCCACTTCCAATGCAAATTCATCGCCCTTGTTTACCCATCCAAATAAATATTGCGTGCTGCTATCATCCAAAATCGGGCGGCTAATTTTAAATAGTTCTTGACTGAATGCTTTGCAGCGTTGCTCACTTGTGTATGGGCCGAGTGGTGTTACTTTAATATATTGCATAGTAGGAATTTATATTGTTTCTAAATACTGGCAAATTTGCAGTTTGGTCTGTTTGATAAAATATGCTTTCTTGAATGTTGCCTAATAGAAAAGGTAATGCCGTCCAATCGGGAGGAAAGCCCATCATTTCGAGTACAAATGGGGGATTGAGTTGGGAAGTTTTGCCAGTAATTTCCCGGGTCATTTTGACCAATGAATCTTGATTCTCCAGCCCTGTTACTTTGTCCCCGCAATCCGATGCCATTGGGGTCGGCAGCATCCCCGTCCATCTGCTCAAGGTCACGCTGTTCATGCTCCCTTCCTTCACCTGTGTTGATTTCATGTTGGCTGTCGCCCCATTGCTGTCCATTGCGGTTGGGGTGGGTAACATCCCGTGGAACTGAAGATGGTCTATTATTGAGTTCGGTCTTGCTTCTCCGTTCACTCTGCTGAACATCGTTGCTGCCCCCGATTCCTTTAATGCTTGTACTCTGTCCGGATGTTCCCGTTGGATTGCGGTTGGGTTTGGAAGTAGGCCATTCTTCATTAAGTCGTTCAGACTTGGGCCAAATCTCATCCCATCTTTGTCCCTCACATTTGTGTAAACTCCGTTCTTGAATTCCAATGTTTTCCCTGAATTTATCCCCTCTGCCATATCCATCGTTTTTGGCGTAGGCAACAAACCAAATCCTATCCCTTCTATGGGGAGCGTTGACACCGCAAGCTGGCAGTACATACGGGAATACTTCGTACCCCGCAGCTTCCAGGTCAGTTTGCACTTCGTGGAATACCAGCCCTCCTGACCAATTAACAAGGCCGAGAACGTTTTCGCCCACGACCCAACGCGGTTGAATTTCTTTAATCGCTCGCAGCATGTGGGGCCAGAGATGGCGGTCATCTGCTTTGCCAAGTCGTTTTCCTGCGCTGGAATAGGGCTGACAAGGGAAGCCACCGGTAAGAACATCAATTTTGTTTGCATATTTTTTAAAGTCTGTTTTTGTGATGTCGGTAAATTGTTCAGCTTGAGGCCAGTAATGGTGTAATACTTTTTGTCCAAATGGGTTCCATTCGCAGTGAAATTTATTTTCCCATCCCATCCATTCGGCGGCTAAATCAAAGCCACCAATACCACTAAATAGTGATCCGTGTGTCATAATGCTTCAGTTTTAATGTTTCCTTTTCGCAATTCCTTAAGCATGGTTTCAGCAATTTCCCGCATTTCGGGAGTCATTAACAC